GTTGATAATCCTCCCGTTAGCCGTGTAGTAGCCGTAGGCTCTGCCGCAAACGGACAACAATTTATCTTTGATTCTTTCTTTGATGTTAGAAAGACTCGTCCTATGCCAATGTATTCTGTACCTGGCTTAATCGATCACTTCTAATATGGGAATGTTCGACGGCATTATCTCATCTGTTGGCAACGCTATATCAGGTGTAGGTATTAAAGATATCGCAGCTCCTTTAATAGGGGCTGCGGGTTCTTATCTTGGTCAAACTTCTGCCAACAATGCTAATCAGCAACTTATGCAGCAAGGAAATGCATTTAATGAAGTTCAATCTGAAAAACAGATGGATTTTCAAAGAGAAATGCGTAAAACGCAATATCAAACTGCCGTTGAAGACCTTAAAGCTGCTGGACTTAATCCTATGCTTGCTTATACTCAAGGCGGGTCTGGGACTCCTTCTGGTGCTTCTGCTTCTTCTGCATGACATTGTTCATAGCCATGGCAGTAGTTGCAGCAGAATTAGCTGCATTTCCTAAAGCAGATTCTACTTTAGGAGGTGATACAGAAGAAGCAGAAGCACCAGAAGGAGTCCCAGACCCGCCTTGAGTATAAGCAAGCATAGGGTTAAGTCCAGCAGCTTTAAGATCTTGGACGGAAGTTTGATATTGTGTTGCACGCATTTCTTTTTGGAAGTCCATCTGCTTTTGAGATTGGGCTTCGTTAAATGCGTTGCCTTGTTGCATAAGTTGTTGATTGGCATTATTAGCAGAATTTTGTCCAAGATAAGAACCCGCAGCCCCTAATAAAGGAGCTGCGATATCTTTTAGAGCTACACCTGATATAGCATTGCCAACAGATGAGATAATACCGTCGAACATTCCCATATTAGAAGTGATCGATTAAGCCTGGTACAGAGTACATAGGCATTGGACGTGTTTTTCTTACATCAAAGAAAGAATCAAAGATAAATTGTTGCCCGTTAGCAGCAGAGCCTACGGCTACTACACGCGAAACGGGAGGATTATCAACGATAAATGTTGAATTAAGTGTTGGAAGAGTGGTGAACTTTTGGGCAAGATGCCATGCGTCAATAGTACCAGAAGCAGTAGAACGGAATAAAGAGGAAATGCGAGAAGGATTGTAACGGTATTCGGCCCAGCGTTCTTGATAGCCAAATACGTCGTTATCAGTAGAAGTACCAGTAACATAAATTTCCTTATTGAGAACGGCTTGTTCGCCTAAGGTTGCAAATGCTGGGAAATAGAAGTCATATCTAGTAGAACGACTCCACATTTTTGCCAAACCTTGTTGATATGTAAGGTCAGCACGAACTGATACAAGTCCAATAATTACACCATGCTCAGTAAATGATTGAGTAAATCCATGATTATGAGCCAAGGCAGTACCCATAGCAGCAAGTGTGCCGGCAGGGGTAGTACCGCCAGTAAGTCCCGTCGCGCTTGTTTGAGCGATCGGGTTGATATTGATAGGAGTCGAGCCTCCTCCGAGGTACTCAGGACGTTGGAGACGAGAGTCAGGGCTGACCACGCCAAAATGAGAACGGATAATTTCAGTATATCGAGTACCGCCACGAGCATCTCTTTCCAAAAGTTTTTGAATTTGGAAAGATTGGCGGAGTTGATTAATTGTCGCAGCCGTTGCAGTAGAAAGATCAGCATAGAGTCCCGAATTATCTGATGTAAGACCGACTTGAGCTTTAGTAGGAACACCTAGCTTTGATCCAAGTGCAGGAGCTATTCCGCTTGATCCGCTTGTTGCGGGGACAGTTCCATAGTTACCCGCAAAGGTTGAGTTATAACCAGCAGATGCGTTATATCCTAAACCAAAATTTGATGTTCCATCAGTTAATGCTAAGTTTTTTCCAGTGCCATACACTGGTGCAGATGTACCTAAAGGTAAAGATACGCTTGATCCCTTTTGTGGCCATGGTAATGCTGATGTAAAATAATCTTTACGTTTACCACGTTTGAGTAAGTTGTAGTTTGCGACTGTATCTGGGCCATCGCCAGTATCTACAGTCACAGAATTTTGTAAATTTTCATCACGAAACCATTCGTTCCAGATGAGATTGTAAGCACGAGGCCAGAAGGCGCAATGGCTTACAGTTTGTCCGGCAGTTACCTGCCCGACAGTAGGCAAGCCCATATAGTCTTGCAAGGAGCCTATTGCATAGCCTCCAGTAGGTGACACCTGTTGGGGTACTACATAAGAAATTGAGTCCCCCGGATTTGTTTGTTGTCCCATAAATTTTTGCCAATTTGACCAAATTAGGCGATTAGGGACGAAGAAGAAGAACGAATCTAATACTAGATTGTCCATTGTTGGATATAAAGGCGTTGCTAGACGGGCAAATGCCGTCATGTTGAGCTTAAATGTATCGCCCGGTAGTACTTCGTCTACGTATACAGAACAATTGAAACAAGTCGCAAGCCAAACGGCTCTGAATTCTGCCCAGACCGCAAAGAGTCTGGCAGATGCCGAAGTTTCAAAAGAACAAGCTAGGCTTATCAATACTGATGTCCAGAAACGGACAGAAGAAATACCAAAAGTACGTCAAGAAACGCAAACTTCACAAGAGCTTGCAAAATCTTATATTCAGCAAGCGGGAGCTTCAGCTGCGCAAGCAGCAAAAGCGTATGAGGAAATTAAGAATATTTCTCAACAAAATCAAAATCTTAGGGCTGAATTATTACGTATTCAGCAAAATAATGACCAAACTGCTCCAGAATCTGAAATCGCTAAAAAGTATCCAACTTTTTATTATCTATTTCATAAACTTATTCCTAGTGTCAGCGGTAGCGCTGGGAATCTCTCTCGCTTTATACCTCGATAAAGGAAAATAAAATGGCTAATAAAGCCCCATTTTTACGTACTCCCTACAATTATGATACGAATGCTGCGTCAGATGAGTCAGGGTTGGCTTGTGAGGAGCCAACTCTGGCTCAGCAGCATTTCAAGGATGAATGTGATATTAATAACATTCTCCGTCAATTCAATATTACCGGATTGCTTCCAGAAGCCCCTTTATCGCCTCGCTATGGCGATTTCACCGGTATCATGGACTATCATACTGCTCTTAACGCCGTTATCGCTGCAGAAGACGGATTTATGGCTTTGCCAGCCGATCTTCGAGCAAGGTTCGCTAACGATCCTGAGAACCTTATTAACTTCTTAAACGATGAGTCTAATAAAGACGAAGCTATCAAACTTGGTCTTGTAGACCAAAAACTCATCGAAAATGAGCAAAAAATAGAGGCAGAAATTGCCTCTCAGGGTGAGTGAAACGAACCCAGCACAGTTACTCTACTTGATGTAACTGTGCTAGGTGACACCAAACCACAAAAATCTCAATAACCAAGGACAAAAAAATGCGTACATTACATCGTAGATCTGTATCAAAACGGAAAAGTGCTAAATCTTTCCGTCATCACGCAAAACGCACTAAGGCAGCTAATATGCAAAAAGCTCCTCAGCGTGGGGGCTGGAGACTCTAATAAAGTCTTCAGGCACCTCACATGCCTTGTTATCACCCTATTACGGCTTATAAAGCCGCTAATCAATCTAAACTCGTCTTTTCGGATACGAAAAGCGTTAGAAATAGAGGGATTGACGTAAGTCATTCCCTCCAAATCCCCTGCGGCCAATGTATTGGCTGCAGGCTTGAAAAATCTCGTCAATGGGCCATGCGTTGTATGCATGAAGCCCAGATGCACGAAAACAACTGCTTCATTACCCTCACTTATGACGACACACATCTCCCAAGCGATCAATCGCTACATCACAGAGACTTCCAACTCTTTATTAAAAGACTCAGAAAACGATATCCAACTTCAAAAATACGCTATTACATGGCTGGAGAATATGGCGAAAACTTCGGCAGACCTCACTACCATGCCTGTATCTTCGGATTCGACTTTCATGATAAGAAACTATGGAAAAGGACTTCCTCTGGTTCTCTCATATATAGATCCAATGACCTTGAAACCCTCTGGCCATTTGGTTATTCCTCCATTGGAGATGTTAACTTTGAATCAGCTGCATACGTGGCTAGATACATTATGAAAAAACAAACTGGTAAAGAAGCTCACAAACACTATCAATACACTAGCCTGGAAACAGGCGAAATTGTACAGATGCAATCTGAATATAATAAAATGTCCTTAAAGCCCGGAATCGGTGCTGAGTGGTACAAAAAATATCGTTCCGACGTATATCCTCACGACTACGTGGTAGTTCGTGGCAAAAAAGTCAGACCTCCAAAATTCTATGATAAAAAATATAAAACTGACTATCCTTATGAATATGATGAATTACTATACAAACGTGAACAACGTGCTAAACTTAACCTCGAAGACAATACTTGGGAAAGACTTGCCGTTAAAGAGCAAGTTACCCAAGCAAAACTTCAAAAACTTAAACGTACCCTCACTTAAAAGGACAACCTCATGAAATTAACCTTATGTACTGTAAAAGACCGCGCTGC